CTAAGCAAGCCTCGTGATCGCACTCCGCCTTGCTGAGTTCCATCTACTTCGGGTATTTCTACCGGCGGCATAGTAGCGTTGATTTCATCCTGCAAATCAGAATTTAACTCAGCTTTCTTTGCGTTATACTGCTCATCTATCCTGAGTTGTTCGGCTTTCGCCTCGGCAATGCGTTCATCTAGTTTTACCTGTAGATTTTGCATCTTCATGTTGTGGTCGTTACGAGCCTTCATGCGTTCGTCTAATAAGAACGCTGGGTCGCTTAGTTGTTCCCCGTGAAGGGTAAGACCTTTCTGCAAATCCTTAAACTGTTTTCCTAGTAACGGTTTAACTGCTTCGTTATAGCCCTCGACATATTCGTCATATAGTAAGTCATCAAGTTTAGATGAGCTTAATTCTCGATCAAATCCTGCGCCACCCATTACATTAAACATGTTCGGCGTCCTCGCCTGTTTTTGGAGTTCTGCGAATTTCTCAGGGTTATTTTCTTCGAACAGTTCTTTCCATTTTGTCCACGTATCACTATCACGATTCATGTTCGGCGGCTTTGCGCCAAATGTATTAAAATTCCACGTATCGTATTCGTTGATCCAGTCTGCGATTGTCCTTCCCACTTTACGGAAACCCGTTATGACATCACCAAAGGCGGCATGAAAACCATCTTTCAGAAAGAACCAGAAGTCTTCCCACAACACTTCAAGTCCAGCAATCATGATTTCCATCGCTAGGTCAAGATTACCCGTCTTAAGCGCAGTGATTACTCCCATCATCGCTTTATGGGCATTGATCTTCATGTTGTCCCAAAGCTGGACTGTGTAATCTTCAAAATCCTGCCATCGTTTTCCAGCCGTCATGATAGCCGTACCCACTAGCGCGATAGCGTTCAACATGATGATGGGGTGCATAGCCATCGCCACGAATATGGCGAGCAATACCTTAGCAAGAATGGCAAGTCCGGTCATGGCGACACCGACCACGGCGATACCTTTTGCTACCAACGCCGAGGCGACCGAAAGTGCAATCATACCTATCACTAATTTACCAATACCCATAATCAGTGGCTTTTGTTTCTCTACCCATGCCACAGCCCCAGCCGCAAACGCTTGAAATGCTTCTCCCAAATCCTTTACTTCAGGCATAAATTGTTTTCCTAAGACTTGTAGGAATACGACGAACGACTTTTTTAGCCTGTCTAATTGAAATGCAAGGGTTTCCGACATCTTCTTATAGGCTTCTTCTGTTGCGCCTGCGGAATTTTGCATCGCCAATACGTCTTGTTTTAATTCAGCATTATTAGATGCCGCTGGTAGTACCCCCATCAATGCTCGGACGTTAGGGAACATCGTGGCAATTTCTTTACCACTACGCTCACTTAGCTTCTCTAGGAATCCCGGAAGCCCTCCCATATGCTGTATTGCCTCTGGACTCATTGCCATACCGAAGATTCGTTCAAACTCATCTGCCGATTGTTTAGCAGGCTTTAATAACGACGCCAATGCTTGCCGGATCGCAGTTACGGCAACCTCGGTCTGAACACCATTACGGGTTAGCAAGGCTATCGTTGCCGTGACCTCTTCAAACGCTACACCTACCTCAGATGAAACCGCCGTTAGCTTACCTAAGAACTGGGCAAGCTCCGCAAAGGTTGTTTTACCTCGCTTAATTGTGGCAAATAGAATGTCACTCACCTCTGTCGCTTGAGAGGCCTGCATGTTGTAGCTATTCAAAACCGTGGTTATTAGGTCGGCGGCTGTGGTCGTATCAGACAATCCGGCAATTGCCGCTTTCGCTGAGGCATGTAGTACACCAAGTGCTTTACTTGCATCAATCGTCGCTGAAAGAATTTGGTAAAGCCCCTTTGCTAGTGTTCCTGTCGATTCACCAAACTGCATAGACATACGCTGAATTTCACTACTAAAGCGTTTCATATGCTGTGCCGGTTTGTCGAGCATGGTAGACACTTCGGCCATTTGCTTTTCAAACGCAGCAAACGATCTGAGCGCGGCGACAATGGGCGCACCAATCATCCCTGCGGTAACTGCCATGCGTTTGCTGAAGGTCGCCATACGAGCAGAGAAACGCATTAGGTTGCGTTGTGCGGCATGAAGTCCTTTTCTAGTCTCGTCTTTAATGGCGAGTTGAACATAGGCTTTCCCAGCTTCGATAGCTCCGGTGGCTGATCCTACCATTACCTCAACTCCATTGATTCGTTAAACATTTGTTTTTGATGAGTATTTATCGTTCGTTGTGTTTTCTGGACGATGGAGTTTTTAAGTCCTTTCGCTAAGTCGGCCTTCTTTAACAAGTCATTGCGGAGAAAGTCCATTGATTTCCAGAACGCCGGTCGCATATAGGGGCGATGCTTATACGTGACCGTCTTGGTCTTCATTTGACCTTTCATACCACCAATGATTAACTGCCCAAACTCGTTTGGTTGGAACGCTACTTTTCGTTCCACTCGGCCGCCGTATTCCATTAACTCGGCAATGTTTCTCGCCGCTGGTAGTGGGCCGATAACGACCGACAAGTCGTTGAAATCAACGCTGTATTTAATTAGCTTCCGCAGTAGTGGATTAGTATGGGCGTATGGTGGTTCGCCTGGTTTTGAGGCAGGGAAGCCATAGTACGGTAAATCCACATAGCCACTTGGCGTGAATAGTTCCTGCTGTACGAGTTGACCCCGACCCGCTGCCCGTATTGTCACCCGCCTCACGAAGCGTGGGTTGAGTACCTTCTTCTTCCGGTAACGCATTGACTGCTTGGCGGTTTTACGAACGTAAGCACCAAATTTGTGAAGCACCTGTTTCAGTTCGTAATTAAACTTGCGTTCCTTCTGGAAGGCTTTTTTAATAACAACATTATTCATTTGAGCAACGACAGTGATAGCACCTCGCATACCAGAATGTCTACGAATTGATGCAGCGAGAGGACTGTGTGTTGCTACGCCTGGACGAGAGAACGAACGACTAAGATCGAGTCCCTTGCCTCGCCAGTTATTGGCGGTGGCCGAAACCTTCGTGAATATAGGAGATACCATTAGTTTTCTCTGTTCGGATCATTAGCCGGTAAGAACGCTTTAAGTGCTTCTACCCCGACCATCTGTTTCGGTGCGGTTCTCTTCTTTTGAATCTCCATCGGATGAAGGTCTTTAGGACTAACAGCCTTCGCACCTTTTTTGCGATTTTGATTGATTGTTAATGCCATCATGTTGGCAGTATGCCACCAATCGCTTTCCATCCTTGCGTTAGCCATATGACATAGCTCTCGCATTGTTAACGGGTTGGGATCGACTCCGACGATTCCAGCGAGCTTGTAGATTTCAATCCAGAGATCGCATCGTTGATCGCTTGTTTCTTTGTCTTCGCCATCTGCTGATCCATCTCCTGTTCGATCTTCTCGTCTTCCAGAAGCTCCAGCATCTGATCGTTCGTTTTGTCCGTGTGGTTTGTCGCCTTTTCCCAAAGCCTGCGTATCCACACTCGCTTCTTTGGATTTGGGAAAAAATCAATGAGTGCTTCCACCATTGCGTTAATTCCCTCGAACAGCACATCGCCGTACAAAGACTGCCCGAATTCAATATCGCTAATCTCGTTTTTGTCAGCCTGCGAGCTGCATAACACGTAGAGAATATCCACACTCTTCACAATGTCGCCCGTCAAAAGAGTCAGCGTCTCGTGAACCTGCTCATCAAGCAAGTCCACATCGAGACGCTGTTTAACCTCTTTAACCAGGTGAACCGTAAGTTGGACGTTCCATACCCGTCCTTCCGTATCCGTAAACTTTGACATTTTGCGCCCTTCCAGAAGTTATTAGGAGATAGTAGTCCAAGCCGGTGCGGTGGCGTTATAACTCGGCTGTAGTGTTACATCGACCATGACCGCCTCTTCCAAGTTCTGTGGCTCGGAGAAGTTGGTTACGTTCATAAAAGCAATGAGTCCTTGCGAACCCGATGTTGCAATATCACCATCCATAGCCGCGATTTTGATTTCACGAGCAGCGGCGGTAGATGCCAAAAATGCCGTTTGAAGTGCGGTAAAGTCAGCATCGGTGTTGTCATACACCATTTGGAATGTAACCGTACCATCACGTAGGGTCGCTACGTTTTGACGCCAGCCGTTACCACCACGGGTTGTTACGTCAGCAACACCCATTTCCATGTTTATGGTGAGATCACGCACGTTGCCGATCTCTTCCCATGTGCCGCTGTTATCACGATACAG